TAAGGCTTTGGAAGAGGGGGAATCGGTAAGCATTACGTATATAGACTTTGATAGTGTAGGATGAAATGGCTGGTAAAATTAACTCTCGTGCTGTTATTAACGAGTTGCAGCGCTCAATGGCACTTAAAGAAAGCGGTGCACAAGGACCCTACTATTCTGGAAAAAGACACGCTGGTTGTGACGGACACGGTTGTCAGCCCACCTGTGGCTATCACGGATACTGTGATTATGAAGCAACACGACACTATAACACTAGTGAAGGACAGGCTGAGAGTGAACATAGTAAAGGTGAACGACACGATTACTATAGACGCCATATGCGACTCGGATACGATTATTAGTATCGTTGAGGTTCCTTACGACAAGATCGTGTACGTAGAAAAGGAATCGCTGTGGGACAAGATAAAAAACCTAGCTATATATATGGGGCTAGCGTTCTTAGTGTTTAAAATAATAATGAAACAATTTGACAGATAAGAAAAAGAAGAAGTCACAAATACAATCTAAAGTTGTGACAACATATTGTGAGACTCGACCCGTAGAATGTGACAACAGCTGTTGCAAGGGTAAAAGAAAATGAAAAAGCCCCGTAAGGGGCTTAATCATTTCAGAGAGAGGGGGAATTGTAATTTAATACAGTACTAATATAAAGATATTTCTTCTGTTTCTTCAGGTGTGGGACACATACTTGCTAACACTTCTTTTAAGATCTGCTCACGCTCTTCCACATCTATTACTCGATCTACTATACCGTCGCTAATGATATTAACAATGCGAGCCTTAATTCTTTGTCTTGCGTCAAGCTCATTTGATATATCTATATGGTTTTCATCAAAGATTAATCTCCAATCTACCATAGCGTTAGTATAGTCGCTCTCACCTAGAGTCATAAAGTTTATAGTATTCTTGCAGCCGTGAATAATTGTGGCGTGGTCCACACCTAACAGCTCACCAGTATACTTAAAGGTCATATTGAACTTTTGAGTTAATATTAATCCAAGACAATGTCTCGGCACGACGTATTCTCTCTTTCTCGTCTTCTTCAGCACGTTTATTCCGTGCTTCAGCTCGTAATCTAATATCAGCTTGTTTACGAGATCTCTCGATAGCTTTGTTCTTTCTGATCTCATTACGCTTTTTTTCTGCTTCAATTCCATCTTCGTCTATTTTATTTTTGATTTTATTAAATTTCTTTTTAATTCTTTTCTGTATGGTGCTAACCTTAGCACAAGATAGTTCAACTTCTCTAGCTATAGCAGGTACAGCATAATTATAATTGTACTTAAGCTCAAATACTTTAAACTCTATAGGATTCATTGTACCTTTCATAATCTGTATAATCTTGTCTACAGAATTATCGTACTCTTCAGGTTCTACTACAGCTGTGTGTAAGAACTTATTGTATTCTTCGTAGCCGTCACCATACGTCAGCTGTGATTCATTATAATATTCAAGCTTATCTGCTGCTCTTTTATCAAAAGAGTTAAGTATTGCGTATCTGAATGTTGTTGTAACATACCCGTATAGATGTTCTTTACTTTCAAACTCCATACCTTCATTGTATAGACTTATAACACGCTCCATAGCAATTGAGTTTGCTTTCTCTGCCGCAAACCCGTCTTTAAAGTTGTATCCGTATATCTTTGCTACGTAATGCGTGAACCGCATATCTCGTGGGAAGAAATCCCTAATGTGTCTCTCTGTTAATTTCATTTAATTGGGATAAAATTAGGGGGACCGTAGCCCCCCTTTAAATTAAGTTGTGATGGTTTTGTTCAGCGAGCCTTAGCTACCACATCCTTCGCAATCTGGGTTGTCTATAGAACAAGCGCTATCGTTTTTTTCTGATGTTGTTAGTTCGTCTACGAAGTCTGCGAAATCGTCGCTTAGATTGAAATCTTGAGCCATCTCTTTGATATTTTTAGTTAAGAAAAAAGTGAACGTGCAAGTTACAAAATAAGTAGGTCGGTAATGTCCTTGCCTTTAGAAATATTATAGTAACCTACAACCTTTGTGATGAACTGCCGCTGTCTAAATTCAGAGGTTTTCGGCATACCTCTCTCTTCCCACGTAGGCTCTTCTATATCCAGTAATCTAAACGCCCATACACCAATAGGTGTGGAATTTATGTATAGTGGCTTGGTTCCGTGATTGACCGATCTTTCTATTAACGCGTCATACTTTTTCTTCTCTATAAGCAGATCGTCATAGTGTTTTTTACGGCACTTGAGTTCTATATCTACATTATGTTCTAAAGAGTAGCAGTCATATCTAGACATCTTAACCTCTGAAGGAAGTAGGTCGGTAATCACAAACTGCTTGATCAGGTCAAACAGGTGCGATTCATTTACTATTCCTATCTTCCTCATATTGTTCTACAGCTGATTTAATAAGTTCAAGTTCTGTACGGACCACACGCTTGTATGCGTTAATCTTGTCTATTACTTGTTCAGTATCTACAAGAGGTCTGCCCTTATAATCGTGTAGGTCTTCATACAGCTCGGTCATTAAGTCACTGACTCTAGAGGTAGCTGTAAAGTAGGATTTACTCACGTGTTGAGTATCCATAACACCGAATGGTAGCTTTGAATTCATCTTTGTTTAGATCTTGGTTAAAGGTTGTCGATTGTGAGAAGAAATACTTCGGAGTGTCGTCCACAACATAACCATCCCCACGTAGATAATCCGCCAAAAACTTGACACAAGTAATAGCATTGTCAACGTCATAGCGACAATTATACTCAACATCAACTTTAAATCTATCCATAGTAAACTTATCGATTCTTTCAAGCTGATCCTTGATGCTTGCGCTGTAGGATTCTTTTTGTTTTTTTCTAATTGACCAATGCTTTCCCGAATACCATTTGTTAAGGCTTGGAGGCTTTGGTAATATGAGTGTAACTTCATTGTAGTCTATCTTCATTTCTACAAAGCTAATACACAGAGTGTTAAATTCCTAACAATTTGTAATATTTATTACATCTCTATTGTAGACTGCATATAACCAAATTCCAAAGGCTTAAATAGTGCTGTAAGTTTTTCTTGAGAATCAAATCCGGTGTTCTCATCATTCATCTTAAAGTAGAATGGTTCATCCCAAGGTGTGGGCTCTCCTCCGGTCTCTGTCTCACGAACCTTACGAACGTGAAACTCAACAGTTCTTCGGATATAATACTCAGGTGACTGGATTTTTCTATGGAACGTCAGGAACGAATCGGCTCTATTCACGAACTTACCGCCGCCTTCAGTGTCCTCAGCATATGGTGCTACTGGCAGACCATCATCACCTTTGCGTCTCTGAGCTTCCGTTACAGCGTGTGTATTCAACCATACAGCTATATCATTACGCTTGGCGAAAGTCAGGAACTCTGATGCCGCTTCGTAGTGATACTCGTGTGTAGATATTCTGCTACCGTGAGACATTTGTATCTTAAGGCTATTGTATGGATCTATAAAGAATCCTTGATACTTGCCATTCATATGTATCATTTTCTCAGCAAAAATAATCAGGTCTTTATAGCTGTAGACATCTTCATTGCCTATGATGACAAAGTGATTTGACACCCATTTAAAGGAGTTGGCTCTTTCTGTTTGATTCATCTCGTGGATCTTTACACCACATACAAACTCCATAAGTCGCATCTTAATGCTGGCTGTTTTATTTTCAGAGGAGTATATAATCCACTTCCAGTTGTGCCGTACAGAGGAGTTAACGATCATATAAAGCGCCATAGTGGTCTTACCTACATTAGAGTGTCCATTTATAATAAGAAACTCAGGCTTATATCTAAAATAGTTATCTAGTATTTTGTCGCCAGTGTCAAGACCTAGTTTAATGTCTCCATTGGCATATGAGTCTATCCAAGAAAAATCATCTTTATCATCCGAAAGAAAGCTGTAATCGTTATCAAGTACCAGCATCTCTCTTCGTACCTGATTCTCTTTATTAACCACTTCTGATGGCGGTATGTCTTTACCTGCCTCTATGCCGTCTATGATTGTACTCTTTGCGTGGTTGATGTCCGTTGGATTCTTCTTCTCAATCTCATTGAGCATAATCTCATAGATCTCCTGCTCATCCATACGACCTGCGGTAATATATCCACCTGCAAGATATGCTGCTTTAATAAGCTCTCTATGCTTCTCGCCTTCAGGCGCTCTACGTATCATAGATACAATGATAGCCACCTTGTTGTAATCAGTACCTTTTGTAGGGGCAACTACAGCTAATTTCTCACGTTCCTCACGAACGGAAACCATACCTGTAAATACCTCTGCATCTTGATTGTAAACAAGATCTTCATCCCAAGACTCATAACAGGCTCTAGACTCGTTAATAGATGTAGAATCTACCTCTACCTCATATTCACGCTCAAAGTGTGCCAGGATAGCTCTATAGTGATCTCTATGGCGATCAGTGTGCTTAATTCTAACAAGAACCTTTAGACCATTTCCTGATGGGGATATCCAACAGGCGTAAGTATACTTGTCACAAGCTATTTGAGATTTTAGGGTAGTTACATCAATGTCATCAAAGTCTAGTATAACTAAGCCGTTATGCTCTACTAGCCCTTCGTCTGCTCTATAGTCAAACTTACCACTAAATAAGACTACAGGTAGCTCTTTCTTAGCTGTCTTGTCCGCTACTGGATTTCCGTGCTGATCCACTGAATAGACCCCTCTTACTTTCTCTATCAAGGATTTGCTCTTGCCAGTCTTGATACGCTCCAGTGCTGTTTTCAGCGTAGAGTGGTGTGGGTCCTGAGTGCTTGTTATGTTTTTGAACAGC